GCAGGCGGAGCGGAGCGGCATCCTGAACCGGATGATCCGCGGCGCGATCGCGTATCTCGGCAGCGGCCTGCCCACGCCCGAGGCCGTCAGAGCGGCGACGCGCGAGTATCAGGAAGAGAACGATATCCTCGGCCAGTTCCTGACGCTCTGCATCGAGCGGGCGCCTGGGCAGACTATGGGCGCCACGCCGCTGCATCAGCTCTTCGCCGCGTGGCAGACGTGGGCGCAGCTGCTTGCCGCTACGGGGAAGCCTTGGTCGGCAAAATATCTCAATGCACAAATGCAGCGGAAGGGCTTCAAGATCCGCAAGTCCAGTTCGATGGTCTGGGACGATATCGCCGGCCGATACGAGCCGCACGACTTCGTCGACGGCGATGGCAAGTCAGTGACGCGCGAGCTTCCGCCGCCCCATAGCGCGTCCTCTCCGCCGCCCCCCGCCCCCGAGCATGTCCATGATCCCGACTTTGATGGACCGCTTTGATCCTCCCTCGCTCCCACTTGCGGGAGGATGGGCCGACCTTGGGAACCGCGGTTTTCTGCGGGGTCGGGAGGGTGTGGGAGCTTGGGAGCCAAATCCCGACCCGTCCACCTAGTGCGCGCACAGGCGCGCGTGCGGGATTACCCGTGATTTCACTCCCACCTTCCCGGAGCAAAGCTATATGACTGATATTCCCCAATTCTATCCTCCCAATAAACCTCCCATTCATGGGAGTGCCAGTGAACCTGTGACCTTCGACAGCGTCGAAGAGCGGCTCGTCGAGGCATGGGGCTTCCTGCGCCGCATGCCGGACCGCGAGGCTGGCTGGCTGAAGGACGTGCGCGCGTCGTCGATCTATGAGCGCGGGCAGCTTTCGCGGCAGGAACTGTGGGCGCTGTATCAGCTCGACAGCGACGACTACGACCGCGACGCCCGGCCCAGGATGCCGGGCCTGCGCTCGGTCGAGGTCGATCGGATGGATCAGGCGCTCGGGTGGATCGGCTGGGTCGATTCGCGCGACCGCAAGCTGGTCGGGATCATTCTCGGGCAGCTGCATAGCGGTGCGTCGCGCCCTGCTTGGAAGTCCGCGGCGAAGGCAATCGGATGGGCAGGCCATACCGACACCCTCGCCAAGCGCTATTCGCGCGCCATCACTCGCATAGCCGTGAAGCTCGATAACGTCGGAAGTGGCTGTTTTGCGCGCCTAGAGACTGTGAAGCCCTAGAATGCTCCACGGGGTGAAATAAACAATTCGGGCTCGAGGGGTCTGTTGACCTATTCACCGATACGTTCGGCGAGACGTGCAAGCGGATTGACGGGCATCCCCTCCCCTACCCACTTCGACGGGCGGCGCGACTTCGGTCTGGCCGCCCGTCGCCGTTTAGGCATATGCGCATGGGCAGACTGAAGGCTCTGTCGCGTCGCCTGACGGCGCCATCGTCGCGGCTCAACTACCTGCCGGGTGATCGGCAGGCGTACGACCGTGACCGTGACCAGCAGGCTTGGCGCAAGTGGTACAAGACTGCGCGCTGGCAGAAGATGCGGATGGCGGTGCTAGTCCGCGATCTCTTCACCTGCCAACGGTGCGGCAAGACCGAGGGAGACACGTCACAGCTGGTCGCGGATCACAAGCGTGCGCATCGCGGCGCCGAGGCGCTGTTCTGGGACATCCTCAACCTGTGGACGCTCTGCAAACCCTGCCACGATAGCTGGAAACAGCGGCAGGAGCGGCGCGACGTCGCCTGACCGGGGGGGGTCTAAACCTCAGAGGGCTGCCGACCCCTAGACCGCTAACGTTCTCACGCAGGGATTTTTTCTTCATGGCCGAGGATTTGGAGGTCGATCTGTTCGGTGACCCCGTCCTAGCGGGCAAGGAAACCCGTGGGCGGCCGGAGCATTCGTGGTCTCTCGCGAACTCCAACAAGGTCCTGATCGCGTTCGCCAAGGGCCTGAGCGTCAAGGATGCGGCGGTGGCGATCGGGGTCTCGGTGCCCACGCTCCGCAAACATTATTTTGCCGAGGTGGCGAAACGGCAGGCGGCGCGGGTCCGGATGGAAATCGCGCAGCTCGCCCGACTGAACAACGCGGCGGCCGGCGGCAACGTCGCGGCCGAGAAGGAACTGTTCAAGCGGATGGACAAGGCGGCGCTCGCCGACCTGGCCGAACGCGTCGCCGACCGCGGGAACGCGCGGCCGGCACAGCAACCCAAGCTCGGCAAGAAGGCGGCAGCGCAAGCTGCAGCCGGACAGGTTCAGGGCAAATTCGCTCCTCCGCCTGCGCCTAAAATCGTCCACTGATGCCGGTATGGTCGACGGCCTGCCGAGACTGGCAGGAACGGATCGTTCAGCGGCGTTCGCTGATCCCGTTCGATCCGCTGTTTCCGGATGAGGCGAACGCGGCTCTGGCCGTGTTCAAGTCGCTTCATATCGTCGACCTGCCCGGCAAGCCGACGTTCGGCGAGGCTTGCGACCAGTGGGTGTTCGACTTCGTCGCGGCGATCTTCGGCGCATACGATTCGACGATCGCCCGTCGCCTGATCCGTAAGTTCCTCCTGCTGATCAGCAAGAAGAACACCAAGTCGACGATCGCCGCCGGCATCATGGTGACCGCGCTTATCCGCAACTGGCGGTTCAACGCCGAGCTGCTGATCCTCGCGCCTACGATCGAGGTGGCGGGCAACAGCTTCGACCCCGCGGCCGGCATGGTCCGGCACGATCCAGAATTGAACGCGCTGCTGCACGTCGTCGACCATCAGCGGCTGATCAAGCACCGGACCACGGAAGCCGAGTTGAAGATCGTCGCGGCCGACAAGGACGTCGTCAGCGGTACGAAGGCTGCCTTCGTGCTGGTCGACGAGTTGTGGATCTTCGGCAAGAAGCCATCCGCGAAGGCGATGCTGCGGGAGGCGACCGGTGGTCTTTCGTCGGCGCGCGAAGGGTTCGTCGTCTATCTGACGACCCATAGCGACGAAGAGCCTCGCGGCGTCTTCAAGGACCAGCTGGACCATTTCCGCGGCGTCCGCGACGGTCTGATCGACGATCCGACCAGTCTGGGCGTCCTCTACGAATACCCGCCGGCAATGCTTGAACGGGATGCATTCCTCGAACCCTCGAACTTCTACGTCACCAACCCGAATATCGGGCGGTCGGTGCACGAGGACTGGATCGAGAGCGAACTTGCGCAGGAGCAACGCGGCCTTGGCGATGGCCTGCAGGTGTTCCTGGCCAAGCATCTGAACGTCGAGATCGGCACCCGGCTCAGCCGGGATCGCTGGACCGGCGCCGAGTTCTGGGATGGTGCCGTCGATCGGACGCTCACCGTCGCGGAGCTGATCCGGCGCTGCGAGGTCATCGTCGCCGGTGTCGACGGTGGCGGCCTGGACGATCTGCTCGGGCTTTGCCTGATCGGACGCGAGAAGGGTTCGAAGCGCTGGCTCGTCTGGTGTCATGCCTGGGCGTGGTCGATCGTGTGGAAGCGCCGGCAGGACATTGCGACCAAGCTCGACGAGCTGGTCGCGGAGCAATCCCTGACCAAGTGCATGATGCCCGACGATGCCGAGATCGTCCTCGATCGGGAGGATGCCGACGAGGATCTGACCGAGGATATCCGAGGCGTCGTGGAGATCCTCGTGCAGGTTCGCGAGGCCGGTCTCTTCCCGGAGAAGGAAGCGATCGGCCTCGATCCGGTCGGCGTCACTGCGATCGTCGACGAGCTGGCGACCAAGGAATTCACCGACGAGCAGTTCTCGGCGATCGCGCAGGGCTTCAAGCTGTCCAGCGCTGTGAAGGGGTCCGCCCGCAAGCTCGCGGCGCGGACGATGCGCCACGACGGCTCGGCGCTGATGCAGTGGTGCGTTGGCAACGCGAAGATGGAGCCGCGCGGGACCAGCGCCGTCGCCATCGTGAAGGCGACCGCCAGTGCGAAAATCGATCCGCTCGCCGCGATGTTCAACGCGGTGATGTTGATGACCAGAAACCCAGAGGCCGCAGGCGGCTTCGTCTATGAGGAAAGGGGCATGTTGATACTCTGATGCCCAGCCCAGACGATTACCGCCGCGCCGCAGGAGGGTTCAATTCCTCACACGGTCACATGGCGATCGCGCCCGT